AAAAATCAAGATTGTTCTGATAAAATTAATAGTAGTTATGTTGGATATACACCATTAGATAGTCCAGTATCAACTCAAATATCATATAAGGACTTTAAAAAACTACTTGGAGATAGGATTGTTGCAATTGGAATACCAAAAGAAACCACAAGTGGTGGGGCTACAACTCCGAATGAAAATTTTGTAAAATTATCTGCTATTTTATTCTTGTTTATTTATTTAGATTCCGCATCATCAAGTGGAATGAAAGCTTATGAGAATAATTATAGTACAATTAATTTAACTGAAACTTATGGGGCAATATTAGCGTCAACAACTAATAAAAAATTCTATTGTTTATCCAGAGGTACTAATTTGAATATACCTGTAGTATCATTTATATCTGTTGAAAAATTTGTGGATTTTGCAATTGGTAGATTTAAAGATAGTTTATCTTTAATAAAAACCGCTACCGATGAGGAGGTAGTTCAATTATATGTGACTAAGTATCCTAAAATCCAACCTGATAATGTTTATACTGAAATGACGGAACAAGATAAAAACACATTACAAAATAAAGTAAAACAAGGTGCAGATATATATAACTCATTAAATTAATTTTATTGAATAACTAGATATTTATAAATAAAAACAATTATGGATACAAAATTAATTTTAGACAACTACTTGGGTAAAAACACAAGAGTGTCAGAGAAAGATAAAGGTAATGGGTACAAAGAAGTTTGTGACTTAGACACTGGAGATTGTTATACGCTTAGAATAAAAGACGGATTAATTGAAAGAGTTGATAATACTATAAACACATTCAAAAAAATACAAGTAGAAACTAAAACAGGAATTAAACAATTATTAAACGGATAACCATGGCAATAGATAAAAAAATATTAAAAGAAATAAGTAGATTTAATTCTATTAACAAATACATAACTGAACAAGTTGATCCTGCATTAGACCCTGCATTGGCACCACCTGCGGATCCTGCATTAGCGGGCGGAGCTCCACCTGTTGATCCTGCGGCTCCTGTTGATCCTGCGGCTCCTGCGGATCCTAACGCAGTTGCTCCAATTCCACCGGCAGCACCTATTGATATTGCAACCGATCCTGAGGTAGAAGAACTTGGTGCTGAGGGAGAAGAAGAAGAAAACAAAGAAGAATTAGATGTTACAGATTTAGTTGCAAGTCAAAAAAATATGGAACAAAAACAAGAAGAATATTTTGATAACTTATTTGCTCAACTAAAAACTCTTGAGGAAAAATTAGGTGAAATGGATGGTTTGGTAACAACCATAAATAATTTAGAAACTAAGTTTGATAAATTTAGACCAAAAACTCCACAAGAGAAATTAGAACTAAGAAGTTTAGATTCAGGGCCTTTTAACCAAAAATTATCTGATTTCTTTCAAGACAAAGAACCTGATATGGAAAAATCGGGTAAAAATGAATATGTTTTAACAACTGATGATGCTAATAATTACTCTACAAATGATGTTGAAACTTCATTTAATAATTACGACGACGAAGACACAAATATGATGTAATACTTTAGAGAGGGACATCAATGTCCCTCTCAAGTTTTTTTTAAATATCTTATTGACTAACCTACTTTTTATAACTATATTTTCTACGTAAACCTTTAATAAATATATACAAAATGGCGACAAACAATGTTTTAGATGCAGTTTTGGCTCAGTATGAGAGTTCAAAACAAAGTGGTTCTTCTTCCACTTCAAAATTCACACAAGAAGAAAGAATGAAAAAGTATTTCGCGGCAATCCTTAAGGACAACGAAAAACAAGGTCAACGAACAATCCGTATTTTACCTACAACTGATGGATCATCTCCTTTTAAGGAAGTTTGGTTTCACGAAATCAATGTTGATGGTAAATGGCAGAAGTTCTATGATCCAGGAAAAAATGACAACGAACGTTCACCTTTGAATGAGGTATATGACGAGTTAATGTCAACAGGTCGTGAATCCGACAAACAATTAGCTATACAATACAAAGCACGTAAGTTTTATATTGTTAAAGTAATTGACCGTGATCACGAAGAAGATGGTGTTAAATTTTGGAGATTTAAACACAATTACAAACAAGAAGGAATCCTTGACAAAATTATTCCGATTTGGAAAGCAAAAGGTGATGTTACTGACTCTGATAATGGACGTGACTTAATCCTTGAACTTACAAAGGCAAAGACACCAAAAGGTGCAACATATACGGTTATCCAAACCGTTATGTATGACGATCCAACACCAACACATGAAGACGCTGAACAAGCATCAACATGGATCAACAATGAGTTGACTTGGGAGGACGTATACTCTAAGAAACCTGTTGAATATCTTGAATCAATTGCAAGAGGTGAAACTCCACGTTGGGACACTGACGCAGGAAAATACATCTACTCAAATAATCAAGAAGAAGAGATTTCTATGGGTGGAAGTGTAAAGTCTGAAGTTAAAAAGGCTGATCCTCAGTCTAATCAAGAAGTTGACGAAGATTTACCATTCTAATTAAACTTTAACATGGACACTTGGAAATACTGAGTGTCCATATTTTTTAAAATCAAAAAAAATGAGCAAAATAGCAGAAAAAATGTATGAGGCATTGTCCTTAAAATATCGTAGTGAAATGGCAGAAGCGGAAGCAACATTATTAGTTTATTTAACTTCGCCTGTTGGTATTGGTGAACATCCACAACATCTTGAAGAAATGGATAAATTGGTTGAAAAATTCGCTAATGCACAAGATAAACTTGAGTCATTGGAAAAAATTCGTAAATATAATTCAGAAATTTTATAATAAAATGGCGATAAGAAAAAGAGAAATATCTTTAGAGTCAATCAAAGATAAGTACTCAACAAAAACAAAATACAAACCAGAAAGTTTTTATAATCTTGGGGAGGCTTTTTTGGGGTCATCTGGATTACCGGGACCTATTATGGGGGGTATAAATATGTTTTTAGGACATTCAAATACCTCAAAAACAACGGCAATGATCCTCGCGGCAGCAGACGCTCAGAAAAAAGGACACTTACCTGTTCTTATCATTACTGAGAAAAAATGGTCTTGGGAACACGCTATTGAATTAGGTTTGCAGGCTGAAAAAAACGAACTTGGTGAGTATGACGGTATGTTTATATTTAATGATTCGTTTGATGTAATTGAACAAGCAACTGAATTTATTAATAATATTCTTGACGCTCAAGAAAAGGGAGAGATTCCTTATAGTTTATTATTTTTGTGGGATAGTATTGGTAGTGTACCTTGTCAGATGACTTTTGATGGTAAAGGTGGTGGAATGCACAACGCAAAAGTATTAGCGGATAAAATTGGTATGGGAATTCATTCAAGAATCTCAAAATCTAAAAAAGAAGACTACCCATATTACAATACTTTAGTGATCTTAAATCAGCCTTGGGTGTTACTACCTGATAATCCATTTGGACAACCTGAAATCAAGGCTAAAGGTGGTGAGGCGGTATGGTTGGCATCATCATTAGTGTTCTTATTTGGTAATCAGAAAAAGGCAGGGATTAGTCACATTGATGCGACTAAGAATGGTAGAAAAGTATCATTTGCAATTAGAACAAAAATTTCTATATTAAAGAATCACGTTAATGGTCTTGGGTATAAAGATGGTAAGATTATTGCAGTACCACAAGGTTATATTACAGACACAAAAGAATCTTTGGATAACTATAAGAAAGAATATTCAGATTATTGGGAAACAAAATTAGGATATTCAGATTATTCTTTAGACGAATCTGACGATGACTCTGACGAGTAAAAAGTATTTCAAACGACTTAAAAAATTTAAATGGTCAAAACATTAATTGTTGATGGTAACAATTTATTAAAAATAGGATTTCACGGAGTTAAGGATTTTTATAATAATGGGGAACACATTGGTGGAACTTGGCATTTTCTTAACACAATTCGTAAATTTTTAGAAGAAACCAATTTTAATAAAGTTATGGTCTTTTGGGATAGTGATACAAACTCATCACAAAGAAAATTAATATATCCAAAATATAAGATGAATCGTAAATCTTCTCCTAATGATGAGGAGAAGACTGATTCATTTAACAAACAAAAAACAAGGGTTAAACAATATCTTGAAGAGATGTTTATAAGACAATTAGAGGTTGAAAATTCGGAAGCGGATGATCTTATTGCCTACTATTGTCAAATCTCTTTAGATGAAGAGAAAACGATATTCTCAAGTGATAAAGACTTAACTCAATTAATTTCAGAAAAGGTATTAATCTATTCACCAAACTTAAAGTCGTATTATAGATTTGGGGACAACATTAAATTTAAAGATTGTTCTATTCCACATTATAATGTTATGACATTTAAGATTCTTGCTGGAGATACTTCGGATAATATTGACGGAATAAGCTTAATGGGTGAAAAAACTTTAATTAAGTTTTTCCCTGAAATACTTGATTTGAAGACATCTTTAACCGATATTTTAACAAAGGGTGAGTTATTGTTAAAAGAACAAAAAACAAATGTTGTTTTAGGAAATCTACTCAGTGGAAAAACCAAAGAAGGTATTATGGGTGATGATTTTTTTAAAATCAATAAAAAACTTGTAGATCTATCAGAACCTTTAATTGATGAAAAGGGTAAAGAAATGGTTAGGGAGTATTACTCTGAATCGATGGATCCCAATGGGAGAGGAC